CACAGTTTTTTTCGCATACGGAACCTAGGATACGAGAAGGAGGCCATTGCTATGCCGCCGCTGCCGAAGAGGCCAGAATTACGCCAACGCACAAACAAAGCGACTACGCGTGCTACGCTGCCGAGCGACGGGCAGGAACGCAAGCGTGCGCCGCGATTACCCAAGCGCGGCGAGGGCGATCCAGACTGGCACCCGATGACGCGGAGCTGGTGGCGAGACGTGTGGCATTCGCCGATGGCCACGGAGTATGTGCAGGCCGACCTGCATGGACTGTCACGGCTAGCGGTGCTGATCGATGAGTTCTGGGAGAATCCAACAACGGCGCTGGCGTCCGAGATTCGGTTGGAGCAGCAGGCGTTCGGGCTGACACCCATCGACCGGCGGCGACTGGAATGGCAGGTAGCCCAGACTGAAGACGTGACGACCAAGCGCCATCAGCGGCACGTGAGACAGGCGCAGGCGGGCGAGACTGACGCGCGCGACGTGCTTAAGGTGGTCAAGTGAGTATTCTGATGGTGCCGAGCCTGGCGGGGGAGCCCTGGCCGACGTTGGGCCGCCAGGTGTGCGATTTTATCGAGAGCTATCTGGTGTTCGGCCCTGGCGACCTCCGCGGCGAGCCTGCGCGACTGGACGCCGAAAAGCGCGCACTTATCCACCGCATGTATGAAGTGTTTCCACAAGGGCACAAGCAAGCGGGTCGCCGTCGATTCAAGCGGGTGGCCATCTCTGTGCGTAAGGGCAGTGCGAAAACGGAGCTCCTCGCATGGATCGCGGCGTGCGAGCTGCACCCCGACGGGCCGGTGCGCTGTGATGGCTGGGACTCCAACGGCGAGCCGGTGGGTGTGGGCGTCACAGACCCATACATCCCCATGGTGGCCTACACAGAGGAGCAGAGCGACGAGCTGGCCTATGGGGCTCTGCGCGTGATCCTCGAGCATTCGCTGCTGGCCGATGATTTCGACATCGGATTGATGCGCATTTTACGCAAGGACGGTGACGGCAAGGCAGTGAGCCTGGCCACGGCGCCAGATGCCAGAGACGGCGCCCGCACGACGCTGAACGTATTCGATGAAACCCACCGTTTCACGCTACCACGATTGAAACAAGCTCATCGCACTATGCTGGCAAACAGCCCCAAGCGCTTTTTGGCCGATGCCTGGAGCATTGAGACCACCACGGCGCCAGCGCCCGGCGAGGGCAGCGTGGCCGAAGATACGATGGACTATGCGCGCCAGGTGGCAGGGGGCAAGATCACCGACTCGCGCCTCTTCTTCTTTCACCGTCAGGCCAGTGACGAGCATGACCTGGAGACGAAGGAAGGCGTGCGTGCGGCCGTCATTGAGGCGTCCGGCCCGGTGGCCGAGTGGAGCGACATCGACGGCATTGTTGAGCAATGGCAAGACCCGACGGCAGATCGGAGCTACTTGGAGCGCGTTTGGCTCAACCGGCTGGTGAGGTCCACCGAACGGGCCTTTGACCTAGAGCGGTGGCGCGAGCTGGCCAAGCCTGAGCTAGATATTCCGGACGGTGACATGATCACGCTGGGCTTTGACGGGGCGCGATTCCGGGACTCGACGGCGCTGGTAGGTACGCACATCTTGAGCGGGCACCAGTTCTTGCTGGGGTTGTGGGAGCACCCGCAAGGGATCGAGGTCTGGGAAGTGCCAGAGGCCGAAGTCGAGCAGGCGGTGGCCATGGCCTTTGAGCGCTGGGACGTGTGGCGCATGTATTGCGACCCGCCCTATTGGGAGACACACGTGGCAAAGTGGGCGGGGCAGTGGGGTGAGAAGCGCGTATTTAACTGGTGGACGAACCGGTATAAGCCGATGGCCTATGCTATTCGGAGCTATATCAACGCGATGACCTCGGGAGAGCTGAGCCACGACGGCAACCCAGGCCTAACGCGGCACATTGGCAACGCGGTCCGGCGGTTGCTGAACATGCGCGACGAGCAAGATCAACGGCTATGGGTGATGCAAAAGGAGCGGTCAGATTCACCGCACAAGATGGACGCGGCCATGGCCGGGTGCTTGGCATGGGAAGCGCGTTGTGATGCGCTGACTGCTGGTGTGGGTCAGAATAAATCCATCTATGAGACTGAGGGGGTGCGCGTATGGTAAACCACCCGATTGGGCTGCAAGAGTTGACAGCGCTTCTAGGCTTGGCCCTGTTGACTGCGGGGCTGGCCATGATCTCTATTTCGCTGGCCCTGATTGTCTGTGGCGCGCTGATCTTTGCTACAGCGGTAGTGCCGTTGATGCTCTCATCGAGCAAGGGGGGCTGATGGGGTTTCTTGAAACATTGCTAAAGCCACGCGCTACAGTGGCTAACCCGATGGATGACAGATACTATGCTGGTGGCGCCATTGGAGCACAAGCATCCAGCGGCGCCTATGTCAGCGCCGAGACCGCACTAACCAGTTCGATGGTGTGGGCCTGCACGCGGCTGATCGCTGAGTGCGTGGCCACGATGCCCACGCTGCTCTATCAACGCCGCACAGACGGCGGCAAACAGCGCGTTAGCTGGCACCCGCTCTATGGCCTGCTGCATGATTCACCTAACGAGAACCAAACGGCCTTTGAGTGGAAACGGGTGCTGATGGTTCATGCGCTGCTGTATGGTGGTGGCTACGCCCGTATTCAGAGCGGCGCGCGGGGGCCAGTGGATAGCCTTCCGATGATCCACCCGGACAATATTCGCACCGAGAGTTTGCCCGGTGGCGGCATTCGCTACCAGGTGCGTGGCGATGACGGCATTGAGCGACCAGCCAACGCAGAGGACATATTCCACCTGCCGGGGCTGAGTCTGGACGGGGTGAACGGCCTTTCGCTTGTGAAATTCGCACGCGACTCGATTGGGCTGGCCCTCTCGGCGGAAGAGTATTCGGCGCGGTTCTACTCTCAAGATGCGCGGCCGGGCGGGGTGCTCAAGACAGGGCAAAAGCTATCGCCCGATGCGGCGGAGCGGGTTAAGCGCTCATGGCAGGATGCACACGCGGGGTCGGGGAACTGGCACAAAACGGCCGTGCTCGAAGAGGGCCTGGAGTGGCAGCAGCTCGGCATGACCCACGCGGACGCGGAGCTGGTCGCGCAACTCGATTGGAGCGCCGCGGACATTGCGCGGTTTTTCAACGTACCGCTACACATGGTACAGCTAATGACCAAGACCACCTCCTGGGGTTCAGGCATTGAGGAAATGGGCATTGAGTTCGTGGTCTTTACGCTGCTCCCCTGGATACGCAACTGGGAACAGCTAATCAGCAAGAAGCTGATTCTGGCGCCCCAGAGCTACTTTGCCGAGTTCCTGGTAGACAGCTTGATGCGCGGCAAGCAGCAGGACCGCTATAGTGCCTATGCCACGGGGCGCCAATGGGGCTGGCTGAGCGTGAACGATATCAGGCGCCTAGAGAATATGAACCCGGTCTCTGGCGGTGACGGCTACTTGCAGCCGCTCAACATGACCGTGCTGGGCGCACCTCCACCTGAGACAGCGCCAATGCAAGGACACTACCAGCTATTGTTGCACGAGGCCGCAGCGCGGGTGATTCGCAAAGAGATTGCGGTGATGACCAAGGCGACCAAGCGCTGCGCAAGTGACGACGAAGCATGGCAGGCAGCGGTAGACGAATTCTATCAGGAACATGCCAGCTTTGTTGCGGAGACTCTGCGCATCGGCAAGCACGACGCCGAGAGCTATGCAGCGCAACAGGCCGCGGACCTGATCGCCCATGGCGCGAGCGTCATGGAAGACTGGGAAACACGACGCGCCGGCGATCTGATCGCGCTGGCGATGGGGGGACAAGATGGGTAAGCGATTGGTACAGGTTACGGGGGAGTTTCTGGTCGACTTCTGCAAAGATAGCAACGCGCGCTGGTGTTACAGAGTGGTAGACAATGCTCTGCCAGAAGATGCCAAGCTGGTGCGTGTGATGGGCAACCCATCCGATAGCATTATCACGTTGCTTGTCGAGTCGACAGAGTGGCCCAACGTGAAACCCTACAAGCTGCTCGCGCCTATCTCTATCGAAGTGATCTCTGATGCTGAGCTTGTCCGCATGGAAGATGACGAGGATGGTAAAGATGAATAGATATTCGCACATCACGAGCTACGCCCTCAACACGCCCTGGGCCATCACCAGCGAGAAGTTGCTTGTGATCATGGATCTGCTGGCGTTCTATGCGGCCGGAAACAAGTTCACGGCCGAAGAGATCCAGGAGCGCATTGGCGCAGCCCAACAGCGGCCCATGGCACGAGCCAGCGGCGCGGTGGCCGTGCTGCCGTTGTATGGCGTGATTGCCCAGCGGATGGGCATGATGACCGAGAGCAGCGGAGGCACCTCGACGGAGCAGTTCACGCGCCAATTCCGGGCGGCGCTGGCCGATACGCAAGTGGGCGCGATCGTGCTAGACGTGGACTCGCCCGGTGGCACAGTCAGCGGGGTGGAAGAACTGAGCGCAGAGATCCACGCGGCGCGCGGGGTCAAGCCGATCGTAGCCGTCGCCAACAGCCTGGCAGCCTCGGCGGCCTACTGGATCGCCACCTCTGCCGACGAGCTGGTGGTAACGCCCACGGGCGAGGTTGGCAGCATTGGCGTGCTGGCAGCGCACGAGGATGCCTCGGCCTTCTATGAGCAACAGGGTGTCAAGACGACCCTGGTCAGCGCGGGCAAGTTCAAGGTTGAGGGCAATCCCTACGAACCGCTATCAGACGAGGCCAGGGGCTATATGCAAGAACGGGTAGACAACTACTATGATCTGTTTGTTAAGGCGATTGCGCGCAACCGAGGCGCAAGCGCCCAGGCTGTGCGCGGCGGGTTCGGCGAGGGGCGCGTGGTAGGGGCCAAACAGGCCAAGGCTCTGGGCATGGTGGACCGCATCGAGACGCTAGACGAGACGGTGGACCGCTTGCGGCGCGGGCGACGTAGCAGGGGCCAGGCCCAGGCCGAGATCGACATGCGAGCACGACGGCTGAGGGCCGTGGCTCGGGGCTGAGGGTTGACATTCTGCCTCAAGCGTGCTAGGATGGGTCAGTAGAACAAATTTTCTATTCGGAGGCGCCGACGCGACCCGAGAATAGAGAATGATACGGGAACCTCTTCTCCGTTGAGAAAGAGCGCACCGTTTCGCACGACGTAACAGTCGTGGCGAGCGGATGCGCTCTTTTTTGTTGCTCCGCCGCCACTCATTACTAAGGAGCAAGAACATGAAGAGGTATCAGGCACTGTTGCAGGAACGCGCTGATCTCGTAGCCGAGGACAAGGCTCTCTTTGCCAAGGCCGAAGCCGACAAGCGCGATCTGAGCGAAGACGAAAAGGCACGAGACGACGAGATCGCCACGCGGATGGAGGCCCTGAGCGCCGAGATCACACGCGAGGATCGGCGACGTGAGTGGGAGCGCACCGTTGAGGCCGTGCCCACCACCCCCCGCATGACGGTCCATGACAATGGCATCGACAAGCCCTGGGGTTACGACGTTTATCCACAAAAACCCGAAGCTGCGGCTACAGGCGATTTCTTGCAGGCTGTGGTGCGTTCAGGCCAGGGGCGCGGCACTGACCCGCGGCTACTGATCGGTGCTGCCACGGGCGCCAGCACTGCGGTTGGGGCTGATGGGGGCTTTTTGATGCCCACCACGATGGCTAATCAGATGATGGCGCGCATGACGGGCGGCCAGATTCTCAGCCGATTGGACCCGCTGCCTCTGGATGCTGGATCAGACACCCTGGTGATCAACGTGATCGACGAGACCACGCGGGCCGCCGGCGGCCGCAAGGGTGGCGTGCAGGGCTACTGGATCTCTGAGGGCGAGGCCCCGACAGCGAGCCGCCCCAAGCTCGCACGGCGCGAGCTCAAAACCCGTGGCGTGGGTGCGCTGGGTTATGCCACCGATGAGCTGATCAACAACGTCTCGGCGTTGCAGACCTGGTTCAATATCTTCTTTTCCGATGAGCTGAAGTTCTTGGCCGAAGACTCTACGATCAACGGCTCTGGCGCGGGCCAGCCGTTGGGGCTGCTCAATGCGCCTTGTCTGGTGAGTGTGGCCATCGAGACCGGCCAGCTTGCGGACACGATCGTCAAAGAGAACATCGACAAGATGTGGTCGCGCCTGTACGGGCCAAGCCGCGCCAATTCCGTTTGGTTCATTAATCAAATGATCGAGCCCCAGTTGGACAACCTCACCATGGCCGCTGGCCTTGGTGGCGTGCCGGTGTACCTGCCTGCTGGTGGCCTGAGCGCTGCGCCCTATGCCAGCCTCAAGGGGCGGCCAGTCATTCCCGTAGAGTATTGCGCGGCTTTGGGTGACGTGGGCGATATCATTTTGGCCGACTGGTCCGAGTATTTGTGGATTCAGCAGGGCGGCGTCGAGAACGATTCCAGCATTCACGTCGCTTTCACCACGTTTGAGCAGGCATTCCGCGCCAAGTGGCACGTAGACGGCCAGCCCGGCTGGCGTGCGGCATTGACCCCATTCAAGGGTGGCTCTGGTGCAGCCGTTTCCCCGTTCGTGACGTTGGCTGAGCGCGCCTAGTAGCAGGGGGAGGTGAGCCCTCCCCCTTTTGTAAAGAGAGGTAACGAACCATGTATCTCGAAAATGGATTGCACGTAGTAGAGATGATTCTCCCCGGCGTAACTGACGGCGCGGTGCGCACCTCGGACGCGATCTCGATGAAGAACGTACAACGCTGCTGGCTGGTTTGTAGCTGTGATGGCGGCGCAGCCGCCGCGGTAACGTGGACGCCCATGCAGGCCACGGACGTGGCCGCACTCACCAATAAGGTGCTGACCAATGTGGTGCCCATCCAGCACAACACCGACGCCGGCACAACCGATGTGCTGGCGCGGGTAACGGCGGCAAAACTGTATGCCACCGCAGCCGCGGCTACCCCCACTGTTACGATCTTCCAGGTTGACCCTGACGTGGCCCTGGACGTGGATGGCGGCTATGACTGCCTATACCTCGTGACCGCAGGCGCCAATGCAGGCAACCTGCTGAGCGTGGTGGCGCTGTGCGAGCTGCGTTACAGTGGCGAGACCAACCCGAGCGTGATCATCGACTAGTGGTTTCATGGGAGGGGCAGCAGTTGCCCCTCCTACCCGGATAAATCCGGAAAAGGAGCAACATGGGAGCGAAAACGGAACTGTTTGGGCGCTGGCTGCAGGGCAGCGTAGTGATTGCAGACCAGGGGATAAGCACCCACGAACGCTGGTGGGTCTACTCTGTTACTGGCAACGATTCTGGGGGATACGGCTCTTCGCCGGCCACCCCGTTCGCAACGCTGGCCTATGCTGAGTCAGTAGCAGCCGCGGGCGATACGCTCTATGTTATGGAAGGGCACTCTGAGACGCTGACCACGGCGGTGACCGTGAATCTCGCCGGGCTACGCATTATCGGCCTGGGCACCGGACTCAACCGCCCAGAGTTCACAGTGGGCGCCAACGGCATTGATGGCATCACGGTTACCGCCGATGGCGTGGTCATTGAGAACCTGTACTTTAACGAGGCCACGGTAGCCACAGCGACCGCCAACATCAACATTGCGGCCGCTAACGTGACCGTGCGGGGCGTCCACATGGACATGGGCGCCAACGACCGGGACGGCTTTACGCTGACCGCGGCCGCTGAAAAGCCTTTGATTGAGTATTGCTCGGCCATCGTCACAGCCAACGGCCCCGATACGTGGATCACCTTTGAGGGCGTGATCGACATGCCGGTGATCCGCAACAACTACATTGTCGCCTCGGACGGCACAGACGAGTTCGATGACGAGGTCATGGACTTTGGCGCGCTGGCCATTACCAACCCTATCGTGGTGGAGAACGTCTTTGACGGTGCGGACGTGGTGGTAGCTGTGCTCGATGACGTGGGAGGCGTGGTGGGCGACTGCTTCAGCGATAACCGCTATGCGGGCTCGGCCACCAATGGCGACACGGTTTCCAGCGTGACGGCTACGATTGGCGCGGGCGATATTGTTGCGGCCTCGTTTGGTGCGGACGCCATTGACGCGGCGGCCATTGCGGCTGGCGCCATTGTCGCTGCCACCTTTGCGGCTGGCGCCATTGATGCGGCGGCCATCGCCACCGACGCCATTGACGCGGATGCGCTGGCAGCGGATGCGCTGGCCGAGATCGCGGATGCAGTGGCAGATGAAGCGCTTGCTGCGCACTTGACCGCCAACACCGTGGGCAACGCCATGGCCTGTGTGGAAAAATGCTGTGAGAAGAGCGACGGCGCGATACTCCTGGGCGACGATGCGATTTTTGACATCGCCGGCGGTCCAGTCAAGATTCTGGAGATTGTCGGGATTGTAACTACCGGCATCGGGGCCGGAGCCACGAACGTCAGGCTACAGCTCGACACGACGGAGCCAGCCGCGACGGTAGAGCTGAACGGCGGGGCCATCGACATCGACAGCGACGCCGCTGGTACGTCTTACCGGACGATCAACACCACCGGGGCTTTTACGCCGGTGGCGGCTGGGTTTGTGATGGAGGCTAACAGTTTCGCCACCAACCCGACCACGTTTTTGGCGCCGATCGGCACGATCCAGTTCAACTCTGATGCAGCCCGTGACGGCGTGATCAAGTGGTATTTGCGGTACAAGCCGCTGAGCCCCAACAGCGTTGTGACGGCGGCCGCGTAACGGATAAGCAGCAGGGCCGGGGCAACCCGGCCCTTTGGAGGTTCATATGAAGGGACCGCGGGGCACGAACCTGCTGCAGGGCGAGAGCATCGTCCTGGCAGCAGCGGCGGCGCGCACGGCAGGCGCCAACGGAACAGCGGTATTCATCGGCGGCGAGCGGCGGCGTTTTGTGATTGTGAACGCGATCACGGCCAGCGCCACAGCGGCCGGCGATGTATGCGATGTGTATGTGGACTTTTCGCTAGACAACACAACCTGGTACAACGCGGTGCATTTTACCCAGCAGGCTGGCAACGGCGCGGCGCGTACCGAGTTTGCAGTGCTGGATCCAGCTAACCCAGGCGCGTTGACAGTGGACGTGACCACGGACGCGGCCTCAGGCGCGGTGGTCCCGGCGCTGTTTGGTCCGTATATGCGAGCGCGGTGGGCGGTAACGGACGCGGGCGGACATGCCCAGTCGCACACGTTCAGTGTGCTGGCTTACGCGGTGTAACCCTATGGCATATATCACCACAGCTCTGCTACGCGAGTATTTGCCCCAGGTCAAGGCGGGCACCACTCAGGACACCGAACTGGGGCGGGTGATCGACCGTGCCCACGCCATTGTGACCGACGAGCTGAGTTTTGAGTTTGCGGCCTGGGCAGCGGCGGCATCTGACAAGGACGTGCTGGCGAGTGTTGGAGGCGCATGGCTATGGGTGCCCTATTATAAGACGGCAAGCGTGGCCACCGTGCAGGGCGTTTCATCGCGCGGCACCTCTTATGAAAGTCTCTCCACGGTCTCGGATTGGATGGAAGAGGACGCCTGGCGTCTGTATGCCAATGCGGGGTGGAGCTCTAATAGCTGGTATCGCATCTCGGCCATCTGGGGTTATGGTCCTGCCCCTGAGTCAGTGATCGAGGTCGAACTAGAGGCCGCGGTCAATATCCGGCGGGGGCGTGACGCTGCTATGTGGCAGAGCGAAACGGGCGTTATGGGGCAGGGCTCGGCGTCATTTAACCGGGCGCTGAGCTGGGCACAGCGCGACATACTCAAAGCGGTGCGAGCTACTTACTTGGGGGCTGTTCATGCCTAGAGTGATCAAGGGCGGCAATAAGCGCTACGAGCTTGACCGGCTCGAGATGCCAGAGCTGGAAGCCATCGAGAAGGTTGCCCGGCGCAAGGTGATGTATAACGCGGCCAAGATCATCGCGCTGCGAGTGCGCAAGATTGCGCCCGATAGCAACAGGCGCCACAAGGGCAAGCTAAAAAGGACGATTCGCTACAGGGCCTACGCCAACGGGCTCAAGAGCAAGGTTGCGTCAAAGGCGCCGCACGCCCACCTGGTGCATGATGGCACTAAAGCGCACAACATCTTTGCCAAGACGCCGGAGACGGCCAAGGCCAACTGGCGGCTCTATCACGGTTCAACACGGAGCCCGGTACATCATCCGGGGTCTAAAGCGCAGCCTTTCCTGCTTGACGCGAGGGATCAGACGCGGGAAGAGGTCGAGCGAGGTATGCGTAGGGACATGGACGAGGCGCTGGCCGCGATAGCGGCGGGGGCAACAGAATGACCTATGCGACGGTATTAGCCGGATTGCATGAGAGGCTGGCAACGGTCAGCGGCACAGCGGCCAGCTTGACGGTCAACCCGGCGGGGGCTAATAACTCGCTGCTCTGGACGGATGTGGCTCGCGAGTTCGTGGGCAACTCAATCAGCGTAATGTATGTGGACCCTGGCGAAAACAACGCGCTGCTGAGTCTCACACTGACCGGCAGGGCCATCGAGGTTGCGTTGGCAACCGGCGCCGGCGGCGCGATCACCACAACGGCCGCGCATATCGTAGTGGCGGTGGCAGTACACGCAACCATTAGCCTGCTGGTGACTTGCGCAAACGTGGCACCAGATGACGGCTCGGGCGTGGTGACAGCCATGGCGAAAGCCTATCTGACAGGTGGCGTGAGTGACATCGTGTCGATTCTGGACTATGCGCCGACAGCGATTCACGACACGCCCATGATCTGGACCCTGCTAGACAACGTAGAGATCAGCCGCCGAGCGCAGGTCGTGGCCAATCGCTATCGAATCTTGCACCGTCTAGTGGTGCGCTGGCAGGACAATGAGCAGGCAGAGCAAGAAATCATTCCCTATGTGGATCTACTCCCATTGGCGGTGGAGGCTGACCCACACTTGGGGGGCCGATTGGTCAGCGGTTATGCAGAGATTAACGAGTGTCAAGCAGGCTGGATCACTGTTGCGGGGGTCGAGTACCGAAACCTCGATTTCTACGCAACGGTCATCGAAAAGTAAGAGGTGAAACATGGCTGAGATACCGTTCGAGAGATTACTGGCAGGACTTGAGGCGGTCCGGGGCACGTTCCTGGCGAACCCAACGCGCTATTTGAACATGGCGGGCACGGTGACGCCGAGAAAAGAACGCTATCGCCCGGACGAGAGCCGCGGGACACTGGCTGAATACTATCGGTCAGTGGACGTGCGCAAGTGGTGCGCGTTTGAGGGTGAGGGGGGGCTTGACGTCTACACGCTGCCCCTGCTGCTGAACGCGCTGGTTGCGGGCGGCATTGATGGCACGGGCGCCGTGGATGCCGAGCTGAACGTAGACCCGGCGGGCGCCGATAACGCGCTGACCTATACCGCCGTTACGGCCGGCTCGGTAGGCAACAGTATCTCTATCGAGTACGTGGACCCGAGCGCGAACAACTCGCCGCTGGACGTGGACGTGGAAGTCTATCGCATCATTGTGTACCTGGCGACGGGCGCTGGCGGCGCGATCACCACGATTGGCGACGACATCTCGGCGGCGATCGTGGCCCATCCGTTGGCCTCGACGCTTGTCACGGTAGCGGATACGGGCGGAGATGATGGCTCGGGCGTGGTGACGGCGATGGCCCGGACCTATCTGGCGGGCGGCACGGGCGCGGACATCACGACCCCAGGCGGGGCGACGCTGTCGCGGCTGTGGACCTTTGCGCCCACGATGGATGCCGACGACCTGGATTCGATGACCGTCTATTGGGGGGATCCGAATATCCAGGAGTTCCGGGCAGCCTATGGCATGCTCGACGAAATGACGATCAGCGCCGACGCCAGTGGCACCGACGGGGTGACGCTGAGCATTTCGGGGCAGGGGAACTTTCCGAGCAAGAACGCGCCTGGCGCGGTGCCGGCGATGCTGGAAGGCCCGCTGCTCCTGCCTTCTGACATGCAGCTCTGGATCGACTCGGGAGTTGACGCTATCGGCTCCACGGCCGTCACGGGGCGGGTGGTCAGTGCTGAACTGACAATCCCCAGCGGGGTGACGCGCAAGTGGCTGGCCGCTGGCCCGGCAAGCACGCTCGACTTTCAGAACATTGGACGCACCAAGCGGCACGTTGAGCTAAAGCTGGTGCTCGAGCTGCCCGACATGACCGAGTACGACCTTTGGACGGCGCAGACCCACCTCAAGACGCGGTTGCGTATCAATGGCGCGTTGATCGAGGCTGGGTTCTACTACTATGTTGAGGCCGACGTGTATGGGCCTTTCGATGGGATGGACTGGGGCGAGAACGAAGGCAGCAACCGCACAGTTGAGCTGACCGTCCTGAGCGAGTATGACGACACTGCTACCCTGGACTTTTCGATTAAAGTGCAGTCGGATCGGGACGCGCTGTAAAGTTAGGCAAGGCAGCGCGGGGCGCTAGCGCCCCGCGCTATCAACAAGAGCAAGGGAGAAACAGACCATGCCCATGTTTGTGGATGTCAATGCGAGAGTTCCGGTGATTCTGGGAGAGCACACTGTCTATATCCGCGCCAAGATGTCGGCTGGGATTCGCGCGGCGGTGCAGGACGAGATGCGCGCGCGGGGATTCGGCGACAAGGAAGACGTGCAGGTGAGCGGGATGGGCAGCTATCGGCTGGCCCTATTGATTCACAACGTTGTCGCCTGGGATGGCCCAGAGTTTGCCGGCGTGCCATGCAAGCGGTCCAATATCGAGCGCCTGGATCTAGATGAACCGATCTGGGACTTGGTAGCCGAAGAGATCGGTAATCGCAACGCGCCGAAGGAGTCCCCAGACCCAAACTCAGTCACGGCGAGTGGCTCTACCGTCGATGGCGAGGCGCATTTGGTCGAACCCTAAAAGATAGGCCGGTTGGGGCGTATGATGTCGAGATTTCACTGGCCGAACGCTATCACTGGACGCCCGAACAGATCGCGCGGATGGACCCGGACTATATCGACGAACTGCTGACACGGATGCGTGCCGAGTATGATCACGAGCAGGCCGAGAAAAGACGGCAAGACCGCAAGAAGTCAGGACGGGCAAGCGGGGCTGGCAAAGAGGTGGTAGATGCGGAGATCGAATAATGGCCAGTAAAGCGGAATTGGCGCTGGTCCTATCACTGGTTGACGAAGTGACTAAGACGGCCCGTAACATCAAGGGCGAGCTGGCCGCTGTGGGCAAAACCGGCAAGGGCCTCAAGGGCACGATGGGCCAGGTGAGCAAGGGCATGGCCTCGCTTGGCAAAGCGGCCATTCTCGGCGGCATTGGTCTCGCCACGGCTGCGGTCGCGGGCATCGGGGCGGCATTGTCTACCACCATCGGCCCCGCGTCTGACCTTTCCGAAACCGTCTCCAAGGTCGGCGTTGTGTTTGGCGATCAGGCCGATGAGATCCTTGCTTTCGGCAAAACGGCTGCGACAGCCATGGGCATGACCGAGGAGGCAGCTCTGTCGGCGGCAGGCACCTATGGGAACCTTTTCCGCTCCATGGGCATGAGCAACGATGCCAGCGCAGACATGAGCACGGGGCTGGTCGAGCTGGCCGCGGACTTGGCTAGTTTCAACAACCTCGATCCTACTGACGTATTGGACAAGCTAAGGGCCGGCCTCACTGGCGAAACCACCCCGCTCAAGACTCTGGGCATCAACATCAGCGCGGCTGCAATCGAAGCAAAAGCGATGGCCATGGGCCTGGAGGACTTGGACGGCGAGCTGTCCGCTGCTGCCAAGGCCCAGGCCAGCTATGCCCTGGTGATGGAACAGACCACGCTGGCTCAGGGCGACTTTGCGCGTACCTCGGATGGATTGGCCAACCAGCAACGGATCCTATCCGCTACCATGGATGACCTCAAAGCTACAGTAGGCACCGCCGTGCTGCCGGTGATGCAAAGCCTGATGGGCGTGTTCACCAACCTGCTCAAGAGCGACAAAGTGCAGGCGATGATCCAAGGGTTCACCGAGGGGCTAGCCAGTATGGGCCAGCGGGTCAGCGAGATCATAGACCTGTTGGGCGCGGGCGATGTCCAAGGGGCGATGACCGCGATTTTTGGCGAGGATACCACGGCGAAAATACTGAGCGTGGCCGAGAGCATCGGCGGTTTCATCCAGACGTTCCGCGAGAGCGAAGTAGCTATGAAGACGCTGGCAATTGTGATCGGCGGCGTGCTGGTGGCCGCATTCTATAGCTGGGCTGCAGCGGCCTGGGCTGCAGCGGCGCCGATGCTTCCGCTCTATGCGGCGATCGCGGCGATCATAGCGATCGTGGCGCTGGCTGTGGCGGCCTGGGAGAACGACTGGGGCGGGGTTCGCACGTTCATCATAGACCTGTGGAACAACACGCTGCAGCCGATCTTTAACACCATGGTCGAATGGCTAAAGGTCAATATCCCCCTAGCGCTGGCGGCACTGAGCGCGTTTTGGACGGACACGTTATTGCCGGCGATCCAGGCGGTGGCTGGGTGGATCACGGGGACGCTGGTGCCAGTGCTGGTGACAGTCTGGGAATGGCTAGCAACCAACGTACCGTTGGCGATCCAGGGCTTGGCGGATTTCTGGACCAATGTGCTATTGCCGGCGATCCAGGCAGTAGCAAATTGGATCACGGGGACGCTGGTGCCAATATTCGTGACGATCTGGGAGTGGCTTTCCTCCAAAGTCACTACCGCGATTGCCGTACTGGCGGGTTTCTGGACCGACACGCTGCTACCGGCGTTGGAAAAGGTCTGGGCGTTCATCCAGAACAGCATCATTCCAATATTCGAGGCGATCGTGGGCGTGTACATCGCGGCATTCAAGCTGGCGATTACGGCGCTGACGGGGCTGTGGGAGAATGTCCTGCTGCCCGCGCTGAAAAAGGTCTGGGAGTTCATCCAGAACAGCATCATCCCGATATTCAAGGCCATCGTGGATGTGTATATCTCTGCATTCAAGCTGGCAATCCAGGGCCTGTCGGATCTGTGGACCGACACACTGCTTCCGGCGATCAAGAAGGTGGCAGGCTGGATCACGGACACTCTGGTCCCAGCGGTCCAGAGCGTGGTCGAGTGGCTGGGCGACAAGCTAGGCCCCGTGGTCGAGACGGTTACCGGGTTCTTTGACAAAGCCAGCGATAGCCTCGGAGGGCTGTCGGGGGCGTTCCAGTGGGTAACGGACAAGATCTCGGGCATGAAAGACAAGATTGCCAACTTGTCGTTGCCCGCCTGGCTGACGCCAGGATCGCCGACGCCGCTAGAGATCGCCATGTGGGGGCTGGGCGACTCGATTGTGGGTGTAGTAGCTGGCTTTGGCTCGCTGGCGGGCGGATTCAAGGGGTCTGGCGCTGATAAGATGGGCACGGATGTAGAGGGGCTGGCCGGCTCGCTGGGCGAGTTGGCCGATGCGGTGAAAGACGTCAATACGATCCTCTCGCTAGGGGACGGGATTGATTTGGACAAGCTCATACCCAGCGGAAGCGACACATTCGAGCAGGACGTGACGACGCGGTTTGAGCAGATTGAGTTTGTAGGGTCAAAGGCCGTCGGCTGGATTGCGCGCATTTCCGAGTTCTGGCGCGAGGCGCTGGCGGCGATGGGGCCCGTGGCAGAGGACATCAAGGCAGTGTTGGGGCTGGGCGGCGGCGTTGATCTGGAGCAACTGGTGCCAAGTAGTCGTGCTACGTTCGAAGAGGACGTAGACATACGGTTCATGGAGTTGGAATACGTCGGATCCAGAGCCGTCGACTGGATAGCGCGCATATCAGACTTTTGGCGCAAGGCGCTGGCAGACATGGCGCCGGTAGTCGAGGATGTCAACGCTCTGTTGGGGTTAGGCGGCGCCGCTGATTTGTCTGCACTTGTGCCAAGCAATAGCGCTACGTTCGAGCAGGACGTAGATACTCGATTCCAGCAGTTGGAATATGTCGGCTCGCGGACGGTGAGTTGGATCGGGCGTATTTCTGATTCCTGGAGATCTGCATTAGCGGTCATGGCGCCAGTGGCCG